AACTTTAAGAAAAATGGATCAGAAAGTTGAGATTGATTTTAGTGAGAAGTATCAAGGATTTTGGAATGATACCAGATACACAATTTTAACAGGTGGCAGAGGATCAGGAAAGTCATTCTTTGCCGGTGTGTTTCTTTTGGGTCTTATTCATGAGGAACCTGGACACACAATTTTATTTACTAGGTACACATTAAGATCTGCATCCGTGTCAATCATTCCCGAGTTTAAAGAGAAAATTGATATGCTTAATTTACACCATAAGTTTAGGATTACTAGAGATGAGATTGTCAACATTGAGAATGGCAGCAAGATAATATTTCGAGGGATTAAGACCAGCTCCGGGGATCAGACAGCAAACTTGAAATCATTGCAGGGTGTCACAACCTGGTGCATGGAAGAAGCTGAAGAGATTGACCAAGATTCATTTGATAAGATTGATCTATCAGTCAGAAGCAAGCAAAGACAAAACAGGATCATACTGCTATTAAACCCAAGCACAAAAGAACATTTTATCTATAAACGCTTTTATGAAGACCGAGGTGTTGCAGCCGGATCAAACATAAGCAAAGGAGATACTTCATACATTCATACAACGTATCTAGACAACGTTGAGAATCTTTCGGATAGTTATATCAACCAGATAAAACAAATGCGTCTTAGGAGGCCTGAGAGATATGCAGCCGTAATTGAAGGCAATTGGATTGAAAAAGCCGAGGGTATAATCTTCACCAATTGGAAGCTCGGAAAGTTTAAAGAGGTTTCGCCTGCAGTTTTTGGAGCAGATTTCGGATTTTCCAAAGATGAAAATTCCTTAGTAAAAACCAGCATTGATAAAAACAATAAGATCATATACTTAAAGCTATGTTTCTTTTTACCTGGATTAACGACTTCACAGCTTCGAGAGCTCTACTCCAAGTATGTGGGACAATCTTTATTGGTGGCAGATAGTGCAGAGCCCAGGTTAATTCATGAACTCAAATCGACCTGCAACATTGTCCCAGCAATAAAAGGTCAAGGGTCAATTACCTATGGGATATCTCTGCTTCAGGATTACGATCTTATAATTGATGACGGTCCAGAGAGTATTCCTTTAGTTCGAGAACTGAACAACTATGCATGGCTTGAGAAAAAAAGTTCAACGCCAATTGATAAATACAATCACTCAATCGATGCTATTCGTTACGCTGTCAGCTATCAATTAAAGAATCCAAACGTTGGGCAATATCACATTTTATGACATTTCTAGACCCAAACCAACTTTCTAAATCGTTTTTAACACATACCAAACAAAATGCAAGATTTTAAATTAACAGTACCAACCAAATTGTCAGAGATAACCCTTGGACAATATCAGAGATTTAGTAAAATAATGACAGATGATATTGATCCAGACTTTCTTCATAAGAAAATGATTGAAATATTTTGTGACATACCACTTGGGCACGTTGATAAATTTAAATACAGCTCAATTAAGGAAGTGACTGGAAAATTAAATAAGCTTTTTGATAATAAACCTAAGCTTGTAAATAAGTTTGAGATGGCCGGCATAAAGTTTGGCTTTCACCCTAAGCTTTCAGATTTAACATTTGGTGAGTTCTTAGATGTTGACTCGTATGCAAATGATTGGTCCACTATGGACAAGGCTCTTGGTGTTTTATACAGGCCTATTAAGGATGAGTTTAGGGGATCTTATTTAATTGAGGACTATGATGCAGATAAAGAAACGTTTATGTCTCTTATGCCTTTAAATGTGGCAATGGGAGCAGTTTTTTTTTTGCTGAATTTAAAAGAAGAACTCACGAATCTTATCCTCAGCTATTCTCAGGAGAAGCTCAAACAGGAATACTTTCAAATAGCCAAGCATTCTCGGAAAAGTGGGGATTCTATTCGTCGCTCTATTGCCTTAGTTCAGGCGATGTGACAAAATTTGAAGCTGTTGAAAAATTAAATCTTCAGGTCTGCCTCACTTGGTTAGTATTTGAAAAAGAAAAAAATGAATTAGAAAGGCAAATAAATAAAAATGGAAAAAGAAAAACTGATTGATTCGCTTTACGATAGATCTTATTTAAAAGACAATGAGGCAATTGTTTTGTCTGATGGATTTGAGGCTGCTTTGATTGGAGTAAGTGCCTCAGAGCCTAAAGTTGCAATTTATGATTTCTTTATAGCTCTGGATTGTGTTATTAAAGCCGAGCCAAGATTTAACTTTGATCAGGCCCTTGAATGGCTTGAAATGTTTATTCAAATAAAACTAGAAGAAAGCGAAGATCTCACGCCAATATTTATCAAAAAATTATGAATACATATTTCAAAGTAATTGATGACATAAAAGCCTCACTCATTGCAGAGCCTTTTTGTAATACAGTAACACAAGGGGACATCTATGAGGTTGATTTGAATAAGATTACAATTTTCCCTCTGGCTCACATAATGATTGAGAGTATTGACATTCAAACAAATCAAGTCTCTTTAGGTATGAGTATTCTGTTCATGGACATAGTTGATTTTTCAAAGGAAAGTGTTGTCGATAGTTTAAGAGGAAATGACAACGAGATGGACGTAATAAATAACATGCTCAATCTAGCTGCAAGGCTCCAGGCTTTAATGTCAAGGTCAAACAGTTATTCAGGCACCTATGAATTAGCCGGGTCCTTCTCTTGTACTCCATTTAAAGAAAGATTCGAAAATAATCTAAGTGGCCTAAGTTGTGATTTTACAGTTAATCTAAGCAATAACATGACTAAGTGCTAATGAGAAAGCTAAACGACTTTATGAAGTTTACGGACCAGGCTTTGAATCAGTTTGGAAAGGATGTTGTCGAGCAGTCTCAAAAAAGACTCCTGAGAAAAAGCATGTTTCAAAGCAATAAACCATCAAGAGGGAATCTTTACAATTCTATAAAGTATGAAGTTGAGACAATGGAAAACAGCATCATAGTCAAATTTCCATTTATGAAAGATGTTGATTATGCCAAATTCATTGATCAAGGTGTCACAGGTAAAGATCCTGGAGATCTTCCGAAAGGTGCTCTTTGGTATGGTAAACAAAGAAACAAGAACACAAAAAGCCCTTTCAAGTTTGGATCTGGAAAAGGAAAAGGATATATCAAGAGTGGGATAAATAAATATCTAGTTAAAAAAGGAATTAGAGGGGTTGGTGAAAAACGAAAGGGTTTAATATATGTAATATCTAGAAGTGTGTATCTGTCAGGAATCCCAGCCAAATTCTTTTTTACTAAGTCTTTTGATATGGCATTTAAAAAACTCCCTCCACAATTAGTCCAAGCATTTGCACTAGACATCAAAGATAAATTTAAAGAATTTACAACAACATGAGCACAAAAATAAACGTCAGAAGCCCCTTCTTTTTAAGCTTAACAGAACCAACTCAAACACTTGGGATATTTACTTGTGCTACTGCTAAACTTACAAATTTCTCTGTAGATAGTTCAGGCACAATAAACAACCCAAACATCAGAAACGGTGCAATAATTGACCAAACAGTTTACGGCTTTGCTGTGAATAGCGGCTCTTCAACTATCTCTAGGAGTGTTACTTATACAATATCAATTCCCCCTAATTATACAAATTCAGGAGATGCCACCATAGATTGTCCTCAAACATTTAATCAACCCTTTCAAACTCCACAAGAAAATCCGTCTGAAAATGATACTTGCCCAACTTTTAATGGGAGTACTGCAAACCCAAACAATTCAAACAACGTCCCTAACCTTTCAGGTATCGCAATTAATACTCCACAAACAATAGATGTTGATTCATTTTTTACAGCAGGTGCAGATCAAGCAATCGGCTCTTATACTGTTGAGAGAGTAAGCGGAAGTAATTCAGTTAGTGCGGTTATTTCAGGCACAGGCTCAAGTGTAATTTGCACAATACAATCAACAACATCTTGTGTGACTTCAACTTTTTACTTTAGAGCTGTTAATACTTCTGGAAGCTGTAAGGCTAGATCAAACAGCTTTACGTTTACAACGTCTGGATGTGCTGCTTATGCCTGTGCAGATACTGGAAGAGATACCACAACTGGAAGGATTGAACAAAATGGAACAGTTCACAAATCTACTTATTCAGATTCTGCTAGTTTAAACAAACTACTTTATGGCTCAACAGACATCTCAACAAGTTTAAATGTAGGTCCAAACAATACTGGTTCTGACAGGACTATTGTATTGACATATAGATTTAATGTTCCAATAGGATATACTAATTCAGGAACAATT